GCAGTACGCCGCCATATCCTTGTACGATGGCCGCCCGCTGCCGTGACCGCACAAGATCACATGGTCACCGTCTATGCTGTGTACCATCTCAACGTGTCCGATCCGTTTGGGGCGGCTGGCGTCGTTACCGGCATACAGCAGCATATCCCCGGGGCGCAAGCAATCCGCCGCCGGAACCCCATCAGAAATCGGCACGTCCACCGTCTCCAATCTGCTTGACGTATACATTCCGGCGGTATTCGTGATCCCCCAGCCCTCCCCAGCCTCCTGGTAAGTATAGCAGATGGAGCTGCTGCAATCGCTGTAGTAGTTGCCGTCCTTGTGCTTCCTGAAGCAATAATCCCTCAACGGCTGGCTGTACAGGTTCCGGCCGATCAGTGTCCCATACTTGGCGGCCACTGCCGCCCGTCTCTCATGCGCTGTCATAGCGCACACCTCCCTAAAATAATATGGCCCCGGGATCACCCAGGGCCAAAGAACAATCGATTATTCAGTTACGCCAGGGCCGTGGTCCGGGTCCTGGTTCTGCCAGATGGGAGCGCCTCCCTCAAACCGCGGCTTACCCTCACCCGGGCCAGGACCGGGAACCGTATGCCCACAATCATCATCCGCGGGGGACAGATCGGCATGATCATTAATGTCGCAATGTTCCGCGTCATGCGGTTCGCAATCTCTGTGTAATCTCTTTTCCTTCTTGATCTCTTCCATGTCGTTCTCCTTTCAGTTGTTGGTTGATATGTTATCCCGGCTCTTACCCTGCCGGCGGGAGATAGTCGGATCACCTCCTTCTACGCCTTACCGCCTCCGAGCTGCTTGACCATCTGATTGACGCCGGTCGCTGCCAGGCCGGATACAATACCGATTGCTACAGCGTTGACCACATCGGACGCCGGGAATCCGGGCATGGTGTACATGCCGACAACACCCAGGGCTGCTCCAGCCACGCCGCAGGCCACGGGGATCACCTCGTCCTTAACCTTGCTGGACGCCTTGCACCCCATCCCGATCAGATAGCAGATCACCGTAATTGCCGCTACTCCTGCGATTCCAAAATCCATAGCCTATACCTCTCTTTCCGCCGGTTCCTCCGGCATTTTCATTAGCTTGTCTTTCAACTCTGTGGCAACGTCATTGCCACCCAAAGCGTGGTATGCGTCATACATACGCTTGACGTTCTCCTTGCCGTATATCGGGCAATATGCCTTATCCTGGTAATGGTTGTACGCCTGGATGATCCGATCCCGCAGCAGGGCTTGCATTCCGTCGTGCAATGCCTCGCTTTTGTCCGCTTCTTCCTTCTGGCGCTTCACAATCTGCCGGTATCCCATCATCAGGAATCCGTACAGCGCCGCAAACAACCAGTTAACCCAGTTGGCCGTGATATGCTCAATAATCTGCTCCATGCTGCCCTCCATCAATCGGCGGGATTATCCGCCAGCCATTTTTCCACCGCGGGCCGCCAATAAGCCTGTACATCATCCAGGTCCATCTCTCCGCGCCTGATCTTAAGACCGTAAAATCTCCCCATTATGCGTTCCCCCCTTCCATCATTCCCGCCATCTCTCCGGTAAGCGTGGCAATGTCATTGATTGCCCCGTCCTGTACGTCCTGGCCGGTTTCAACCGCTCCCACACGCTCCTCCAGCCTCTCCAGGTCCGTCTTGGGCCGCAGGCGGTAACTGGTCAGCACAGTGCCATCGGCGGCCACCTTGGATGTCTCGTCATCCAGCACCAGGTCCGTATAGTTCCCCGCCACCAGCCCGGCCCCGTTCTTGACCTGGACCACGGCCAGATTCTCCGGTGTCAACTTGGCCCATATGGCTGCCATAGCCGCACGATCCGGCGCCACCACCCGGATATCTCTCAGGGAGGCCCCAGTCTCCAGCTCGATCACAGTTCCGTCGTTCAAAATCATTGTGTCTTTCATAGTTCAATTCCTTTCCGCCCAGCTCCCGCCGGGCAATAAAATAAGGCCCTTGTGAGGCCCGGTTTCCGGTTGCATTTTTCGGCCCGCGGTATTACAATGGGCCTATCTGATAATCTCACACCCGGAGGTGTCTAATGGTCTATAATTCTTACGTGATCTACCAATCCCTGGAAGCTGCACAGGCAGTATGGGAAGCAATGGCATTGCTGCCCGATGGCTGCATTAATTTTTCCGGCACCCACTACATCAGCGACGAGGCCGCCGCGGCGAACCTGGAGCTTGCCCGCCTGAAGGCCGCCATTCTCTCGTCGGCTGAATAGTGATTTAACAACATATTCATCATTTTCATTTACAGCAAATACGGCTGGCGTATCGGAGACAAACTTTTCGTGCTTGCGATTAGGGCGCATGTGCTTTGTAAGTGGAATGATGAAACCCAAAATCGCAGGTACACCGCTGTCGCTTGGCAGCCTATCGATTAAGCCCGTCAATGGTATATTTTTTCATATCTCCGCATTTGATCGCGTGGGTGGATGGGGCACTTTTGGTACGGATGGTATTCTCTCGTGCAATATAGCCACTACGATGATCGGAGAAAACTGTATTGTCAATTTCACATACGTTGCTGCTGAATGATCATTTGGTAGTCCATCCGCTCCATCCATCTGGACTACTGTTCCTGGTAAATAAATGAGAATCACCAACGGCCATAGCAAGTTGACACGAATAAGGCTCGCCGGAACTATAGGTAATACAAAAGCCGTTACCACGGTTAGTATTACCAGCCTTAAATGGTGTATCTGCCGTATCAGCGTCCCAAAGTACAATATTGACCTTGTTGAGAACATTTGAGTTTATATGGCTAACACGGTTAGATTTGAGAGGATCAAGGTCGGTATTTGTTGCGGCCAATTCTGTGCTAACATCAGACAGGTTGGTTCCAATATTACCTAAATCACTATTTATAGTATTAACGCTATCCTGCAATCTGCCAATGTAGTCCCTCAGTGTCTTTCCATAGGCTGCATCCAACGGGTATTTTCCGGGTTCGGTGCAGAGCCCGTTGTTGACGATCTGGCTCTTGGCAACCAACCGGTTGATAACCTGATCAGCCACGGCATTGATCAACGCCTGCACGTTACTGTTTCCGCCAGCAGCAACCACAAGGCCCTGGACATCGGTCGCAGTGATCGAGGCCGCGGTTCCGTCGCACCCTGCCGCCTGCCGAGCCTCCTCGGCGCTCTTGGCGGCGTCCTGTGCATAGTATTGCGCGTTATCCTTTGGGGCCTCGTCCGTGATCACGGCATAGCGTTTCGCCTGATTTGCAAAATGCTGGGCGCTGACCCCCTCAAACCCTGTGCCGCCTATGGCGTATCCCCTAGCATTTTCGGCTGCCTGTTCGGCCTGTCCTTTTGCAGTTTGGGCGTCGAGCATGTACTGCCGGATGGTAGAAAGCACAGTTGCCTCCAGCTTGGAGAGTGTTATGCTGCCGTCCGGGATGAATGCCGTGATTTCCTTTCCGGTCGTGTTGAACGTAATCGTCCCGGAACTTTTGAATGTATAGGTGTCCACGAATTTTGACAGCGGAACAACCTTTTGTGTTCCGTCGGCCAGCGTCAAAACTAAGTCGTTGTTGTTGTTCAAGTCGAAATTGGCAACTACCTTTTCAATGTCCAAGTCATAGGTGCTTTTGGTTCCGTCGAGCAATGTCACCGTCAGAACTCCGGTGGCCTTATTCAGCGTCACCGTCTTAACCATCTTGTTGACTACAGTCTGTTCCGCTTTGTCCTCAGACAATGCGACCAACCGGTTGTCGTTCTCATTGACTCCACCCTCCAGGTGGTTCAGCCGGTATGCATTGATGGACGTATCCGTCAACGGATAGTTTTTCCACAGCGTCGGTGTATATTGCTTGTTATATTCCGCCATCTTCTTTTTCTACCTCCTCGTCTATTTCGATAACTCTCCCGGACTCCAAAATAGTCGCCAGCGTGACGACTGACCGCGCGGCCAGCACACCCGTGGTTGTGAGCCCGTTAAGCACGTTCATTGCTACTTTGATATCCCCCGGGGTGTATGCCATTATTTCCGTTTTATCTGCCATTCACGGCCTCCTTAATTTTGTTGATCTCTCGCCTTAGATCGTCAATCTCCTTTTGTTGCGCCTGATCTGTCCCACTTAACAACGGGATCATGTTCTGGTATTGGATCGCCAGATACCCGTTGTACCGGTCGGTCAGTGGTAGGTCTAACCCAAGGTGGTGCAACAGCTCCACGACATCCTGAGCCACATAGCCCATGGACCGCGTACCGCTATACTTTGTCCGGTAAGCCACGCTTTTAAGCCCCAGCGTGATCTCCCGGGCTGTCTCCGGGGCGATATCCTTGATCCCCTTTTTCAACCGTTTGTCGGACCACGTAGATTGCGCCATCTCTGAATAGATAGAAAAGCAGCTTATACGGTTAGCGTACAGGTAGCCGTTGAATGTAGCCGGACCCGATACTGTCATACCGCTGCCGCATTCCAGGGCGTCTTGTACCTCCAGGTGATTGCAGTTGATCACATCGGCCCCGATGGTGCTTGTATTGGCCGTGCCGTTCAATTTCAACCCTGTAGCTTCCAGGTTCCCCGCAGAATCCCAGGTGAATTTTCCTTTTGCCAGAGCACCGGCTCCGGCAGCGTCAACCCGGAAATTTTCGCCATCAAAGATGAAGTGACCGGCCTTGAACGTAATCACCGAACCGGCCTTATTGGCCTCCAGGTTGATGGACGCCACCAGGTTGTCATAGCTCACCTTCTGCTCAATCTGGCCGGCCAGTATTGATATGCTGCCGGCCAGCTCCACGTCCTGATCCGTTGCGCGCTTGACCTCAGCCGCGATCTTATCCGACACGACCTTGATCTGCGCGGAGGTCTGGGCTTCCAAATCTGTCACCGTGGCGGACACTTCCTCCACCGTCTTTATGATCCTGGCCGACTTACCTTTGAGCTGTACAATCTCACTCTCGATGGTCCCCACCTCGGACCGCTGCGGGCTGCCCTTGGACTCGATTGTATCCTGCATGGCCTGTATGCCCTTGATGGTCCGTTTGAGGACATAGGTCACGATCCTAGCGTCTGTGGTAATCGCCCTCACCCCGTCGCCGACTTCCAACCACGGCATTGCATAACAGGATATTTTCGCTGGCCGGTACTCCCGGCCCCCGATCTGTTCAAGGATGGACTTGGCAAGTTTCGTAAGCTGCGCGCTGGAAAGCCCGTAAGTCAGGAAATTACCCTCTATCACATAGCCATTCGCTCCCTGCCCGTTCGTGGCCGTCGCCCCGATGTCCCCCTCTTCCATGCGAATCTGGAGCCGATCCACACCCGCGACCATGTAATCCTCGTGGGTGATGGTCCTGTAATATTCCAGGGTTTCCGCGTCCAGCCAGCCATCCTGTGGGAACAGGCTGTCACCGGGGTATAGTGTATCGCTGGGGTACACGCCGGATTCTTGCAGCCTGACATATACCAGCTTCCCGGCCCGGTCAATATGCCCGAAAACACCGTTGATCTCGCAGATCGCTTTCAGGACATCCCGTCCGGCCAGGGTTTGGGGCGATATGGTCTTACCCACTACCAGATCATCATTGATCAGCTCGGTGTGCGCCTGCTGCACACCACAGTACGCGCACAAGCTGTCCCGCAGCTCCCTTACCGTGTGCGTTGTCTGGTCTGTCGGGTACGTTGCCGCATACCACTCCGCCACATCGACGTCAAAACGGACCATACGATCATAGGCGGTGATCTTACGCTTAGTCCGGTCCGCCTGTTTTTTGACAGCGGTGACAGTGTACATGCCGAAAACCATCCGATATCCACCGACTGTCAGGTAGGCGGTAAACTCTCGCCCGATCAGCTCATCTTCGATATCCGCCACTACCACCTCAAACTTGGCAGCCTCGCATGACCCCCAAACAAGATCGCTGCCACTGCACAGGCTCTCAGTCATGGTCAACGATCCAAGGCATATCCGTTTCGGGCCTATCGTCAACCATGGTTCCCCGGGATCGGCCGGATATAGGTCATTTGAAGGGAATAGCGTGTTGCTGGGGTATATCGCGTCAATCCCGGACTCGTAAAACACCAGCTCCAAATATTTCACACTGTCCGGCCCGCCTGACCGATCTCGGAATTTTGCTTTGATCTCCTCCGGGAACTCTAACACGCGATCACCTCCTTAATACTCAATCAGCCCTATGCGGATCGGCTTATACCGTATATCCTTGGTTTCCGGGTCAACGTCGTAGTAATCAAACTTGACATCGGGCAAATAAAAAACGCCCGTTGTATAGGCGTTATCTTCGTCGTTCCAGTATTCCACGTTGGCTTTTATCCTCCCCGATCCACCAGGGAAAAAGGTCTGCATTTCCTGTTTTCCGGCCAGATGGATCATGGGTGTCGTCCACTCAATTTTTGACCGGGTATGTGGCAGGACATTACGGACCAGCTCTCCGAGTGAATCAGTGTAGGAGTCCTCGTCCTGCTGCTGGTTCGGTGTAGAGCTGTACGAACCATGGGCAATGTATTTTTCCGGGAATAACCTCCCGTTGATTTTCAGCAGCCATCCCTCAAACGCCACCGCCTCACCTCCCTTTTCTGCAATCAAAAAGCACCCGGGTGTCCAGGTGCTTTGTCGATTAATTTAAATACTTCTTTTTCCATTGTGTGTAAGTGATATACGGAATCACTTCGCTTTTATTTGTCTGCGGATTTCGCATACGTCGTTTTAACTTTTTCAATTCACAGACTGCCATTCCGCAGATAAGGGTACATCTACACCCGCTATGCATTGGCGGTAAATTAACACCAATTACGCCTTCAGATATTTTTATTCTCTTTCCATCCAGCTTACCACACAGTGGGCACGTCCGCGAGTCTAAATCCGCCGTAAAAATCACATATTTCTCCCCAGTTTCCTCAGCATCTTTCAACGCTTTAAGGGTAGAATACACTGACTGTAAATACCGTAGCTGCGATTCAATCTCAGCTCTTACCCCAGGATATATCTCACAATACATTTTGGCTACATCCAGGTTAGAGGCTCCTGACAAAATCGCATAGATTGCGCTACTTATAACCTTGGGGGGTAAGCTTTCGGCATAAAGTTGCCGTAAAATCACATCATCGTCTAAATCAAGCCCTTTTCTTAATTCCGTCTCCCAGTTTATCCCCAAGCCCTGTTGGCCAGATATCATTCTCCAGCGGCATATTATTGCGTATGCCTCACTTAATTGACGACTTTTCATCAGATCCATCACTCGGGCGTAGCACGACTTTTCATCTGATATTTCTTCCGATGTCACTTGACGTTTAAATAATCCTAATCTCACGATATCCCCTCCTGATCTGTTACCACAAGTATACCAGATCGAGAAGGGGATGTAAACGAATTAGTACGCCATTCCCAACTGACGGCCCGTCTGCTGCCGAAACTCCGCCGCCCCAGACTTCCACAGGTCCACTATGTCGTCTCGATTGACTCCCGGTTTGGACAGGATCAGACGCAAAAGCTCATTCTGTTCCCGCAGCAGTTGATTCTGTTCCGTGTTGGCAACCATCACTGCACAGGCTATACCATCCGTAATCTGATCGCCATTCGCAACCGCTGTTCTATTTCCAATCCGCCCCACCATTTCCGGGCCGGATTCATTGGCAATGAACAGTTGACCAGTTTCAGGATATCCCCCCGTCGCATACGTTGGAATCTTACCAAGCTGCACGGTCCCACCCTCATATATGGTTAAACCGGCAACCTCAATCGGGTCGATATCAAACGTTAACTTCTTGTTGAGCCATTCCGCGAATTTATTCCACAGCGCCTTTACCGCGTCTATGGCTGATGTAAAAGCGTTCGAAAACCCAGTCTTGACCCCCGATAACGCGGAGGTCCATTTCTCCGCGGTAAACCACTTTGCTACGTGCTCAGTCCACCAGCTTTGAATGCCGGTTTTCCATTGCGCCACTGTTTCGTCCCACTTGGTTTTCATGCTGGTTTTGATCGTATTATACAGATCGGACCATTTTTGTGCCGTAAACCACGGAGCAATATGCTGGTTATACCAATCATTCAGCGCCGCAGTCCATTCACCAAATGTTCCTCGGAATCCTTCAACTATACCCATCAGGATATACCCGCCGTATGGCTCCATCTCTTTTGCCGGTGAATGAATTCCAAACACTGAACATATTCCTTCCACCACCCACGTCAACAGATCGCCAATAGGCTCCAGTAAGTAGGACACCCCAGCCGTCAGACCAGCGCCAATTCCAGCGATGATATTTAATCCGATCTCTAAAAAGTTACTGGACGAAAAAGCCGTTTTGAAAAAGCCTTTTGCTTTTTCCAGTAGAGACGACGAAAAGCTAAAGTTGAAAAGTTTCTCCTTGATCGTGTCCCATAACTTTGTCGCCCACTCGCCGCCCCGTACTGTATCAATAACAATGCCGATAATCGCGCCCACAAGGGTGCCAATCGGGCCGCCAAACAATGTACCAATACCCGCGCTTACCGCAACCAGCATTCCCTCACCCATTGCGTTTAAAACGCTTTCCCCAAAGTTCTCGCGAATAAACTCATCGAACATATCGATAAGCTCATTCCCAAGCATTACAAAGGACGCGGTGTTGAAATTAACCCCCTGAAATAGTAGAGAAAGCTTTCCAAGGTTCAATCCTCCAGACAATGCCGCTTTGATTGACTTGGCAAGCGATGTTCCCAGTCCGGTAAATTTCAGGCCCAGTATTGCAGTAATTACACCTGTTTCGATTGGCGCAGCACTTGCCAATCCAATATACATTCCGACAGCGGCCACGAACGCGTCTGCAACTACTTTCCCTGCTTTTGCGATAATAGTATCCCAATCTAAGTTTTCGAGGAACTCTCCAATCTTCTCTCCAATCTGTACCCAATCTGTCTTTTCCAGCGCTGCGCTTACGGTATCCAACAGCCCTATGGCGTATGTGGAGAACGTGTCACCAAGCGCCGCAAAATCATATTTAGCGAAAAATCCATTAATCCCGCTGGCAATGGATAGCCCAAAGTTCGACCACTCAAAATCCTTCCCGAATGAAAGCACAGCATAAATCGCCGTGTTAAGCGCCCCTGCAATACTTTGCCCGACTTCCCCGAAAAGCTCCGGCGAAATAAGACCGTTCAGGAACTGTGCGAATCCACTGCCAAAATTATGGGCGGACTGGTACGCATTGTCCCAATTAATCTCCCGGAGTGCGTCCGTGATGGAGGCTCCAATAAATGCGCCGACAGAATAGTAATCCCCAGACTTAAAGGCGTCGATGATCTTATCTGAGATTAAGTCCGCCTGTTTCTGGACGTTCTCCATGCTTAAGTCAAGATCCCCTAGAATACCACCACCGCCACCAGCTCCACCACCTCCTGATCCCTTAGAGGAGGTGCGGTTGTTCAGTTCATCGAATGAAGCCAGGGATTTCGCCATCTGCTTTGCCGATTCTGCGGCGTCCGCCATATTATCGGCAACGGTCCCGGATGATCCCGCAGCGTCCGCCATTGCGCCAGCCGCGCTACTTGCCGCCGTCTCCCCACCGGAAGCGTCCCCAAAGATCGCCACTGTGAATGCCCGGAAATAGCTCGCCAGGGTTTCCAGCTTTGCCAATATGGTGTTGATCACCTGAATTACCGGTGTGAATGCGTTGATCAGCCCTTGTCCGATTGTGGCCTTTAAACTCTCAAACCGGAGCTGGAGAATGCGGACTTGGTTAGCCCAGCTACTCGATGTCCGCGTAAAATCTCCTTGGGCGTCCGACAGACGATCCATGACGAACTGATACCGGAGCATGACCTTTTCCTGTTCGGTCATTTTGGCCGTAGTCCGGCCAAACCCATTATTGAGGGCGTACTGATCGAGGGCGGTCTGAGTCATAACCACGCCGAGGTCCTTCAGGCTCTCCGTTTCGCCCGTGAAGATACTTTTCAGTTTGGTGTAGGCTTCATCCTGGGAGAGGTTATAGAACGACGCCACGTCGCCCGTGAGGCCCGTGATGGCCTCAGACATATCGTATCCGGCCTTCCCCACAATCCCGAACGATTTCGCCATAGCTCCGTAAGTACCCATGTACTTTTTCGCCATGGTTTCCGACAACCCGAACGACTCCGCAGCATTTTTCGCGAACTCGTCCACGCTGCCGGACATCGCCCCGAAGGTGACATCTACAACGTTTTGGACCTCCTGAAGGTCCGACCCAAGTTTCAGGCAGGATTTGCCGAACGACACAATCGCAGCCACGGACAGCACCGCAGCGATCACACGCCCTACTTTTTTCCAACTGTTTGAGACACGCTCCGTCTGCCGTTTCACCCGGTCCGCGACCTGGCTGGTTTTCTGTTGGACTTTCTCCATCTCTTCCCTGTATGGCTTCGTGTATGCCTCGATCACGACCTTCAATTTTTCAAGCGTTATTCCTGTACCCGTTGTTTTTCACCGCCTTTCCGCCCTAATTGAGGCCCCGCCTCCGGCGCATTTCGTTGTAGCGCTGTGCATATTCTTTCCTGCTGTTCCGTGCCTTCTCCAGCATTTCGGCCTTGTGTGTCTCTTCATACCGAGCTTTTTCGGCCTGGAATAGGGCAGGGTATTGTTCCCAGGGCTGCGGAATCTGCACGTCCTTATCGAATAGCCGCTGCATGTACACCCCAATCAGCCCAGCCAGATCGTTGATATACAAGATCTTCTGCTTTTCCTCACGACGTCGTGTCCGCTCGTATGACTCAATCCGGTCCCTGACCTCCGCAAGCGAACAGCTCCAAAATTCATTCGGCAGAATACCACAGTCCAGCGCTGCCGTATACATTTCGTCAATCCAATCGGATATCCTTAGATGTTCTCCTTGATGTCCTTCACTTTCTCGCCCATCTCCTCCTGCTGATCCGCCGTAAAAAAACCACTCACCGTCATAATGCCGTCAACGATCACGTCAGTGAAGAGGGTGAGCTGGGTCCCGCCGTCCTCCGTGTAGCGGTCAAACGCGGCCTCGATGTGCTTATACTTGACGTTGCTGTTCCACGGCGCAGCGGCCGCCTGAATCACGGTAAGCATAATGCTCAGGGGAGGAATTTCCCCGCCCAGCAGCAGCAGGGAGATCAGGTTCCGACGGTATTTGTCCTCCAGCTTCCCAATCTGCGCGGTGGTCAGTTTCAGCTTGTACTCCTTGTTTCCCACTTTCCAGTAAGCGAACGGTCTCCGCTTCGGTTTGGGATCATCTGCAACGTCCATCTCGTCATGGTCCATCTGCTCGTTCTCTTCGTCCAGTCCATACAGTTTTTCCATTTAACATATCCTCCTTATGCACCCGCGGATGTCCCGGGATCTGTTACTTTAAGCTCACTCTGCAAGGCAATGGACAAATTAAATTCAACCACTCCGTTTACCCCGCCTCCGGTACGTTTTACGGACACCTGGCCGGAAAATTCCGTCGTTGTCCCGTCGATCAAGGTTTCCTGAAAATCCAACACCTCGCCGGAATCCTGGGCTTTCCTCATAACTCTATAGGGGCTATCCTCTTTGGTATTTTCGTACCGGAATTTATATACCAGATCCCCAGGGTCCCCAATTCCATTCTCGTACTGCTTGTTTTTATCCGTCAGGCAGGTGTTCTCTACCTTCTCCGGTTCGATACCCATTTCGGGGATCTCTTTCAGACCAGGGAGGTCTGTAAAAGAAGCGCCCCCGGACTTCTTAAAACCCAGCTTTGCGCCATTCGCTAACATCTAATATCTCCTTTCTTATGCGTCATGATAGACATCTCCTGTCTCCACATCGATTATCATGTCATACCGCAGTAACTTGTGCTTCCTTCCAGTCGGGTCATCTACGTCCTGACACAGCTTCCGCAGCAGGCCCAGGGCGGAGAGGGCAGCGTCTACAGCCACAGCGGCGGCGGATGTGCTCATACTGTGGTAGATATCAATGCGGTATCTGACATAGGCTTTCTGCTCTTTCATGTCGGTGTACTCCACCACCTTGTTGTCCTCTTCCATGTATTGGATCGCCGGCTCTTTTGCCCAATCTTTGGGGTAACTGTCCGACACATTATCCGTCACTTTCAGCAGAGCCTTGTACACCTCATCTTTTACGTTGATCATCTGCACACCTTCCTTAATTCCCTTTTGAGGGCATTTTCCATATTCGTGACCACCCGATCCTCATTGTTTTTTAAGGCTGGGTACATGAAGGGCTGCGCGGGCTGTCCAGTGCATTGGTAGAATCGGCCGTCCTCCGTTTCGATGTAGAACCAGTGATACTTTTCCGCCAGCCCCTTGTCGATCTGGCTTTCATGTATCCACCATGGATTTTGCGTGTAGGATGGATTTACTACGGGGGATATCCCCGAGTGATTCGCTTCTCCTTTCGGGCCGGTTCCCATCTCCACATATCCCGCATACGCCTTGTTGGTGTAAGCGGCTCCAACGATCACATCGCCGTCCCTCTCCACCATCGTGCGGATACTGTCTCGCAGCTCTCCGCCCTCAACCGGGCACAGCAGCTTGGCCTCGGCCTGAATCCGCTTGATCTGGTTCCTGACCAGCCGCTCCATGTGCTGGTCCGCAATCCCTTCCAACGCTTCAAGCTTCCGTTCCAGTTCCTCACTCCCGTGGATCATATGTGTTCCACCTCCAGCGTCAGCAACCGGTAGGGATATACCGCAACAATCTTATAATCTGGTTCACCCCCCGGCCCAACATATAGACATACACCGTCACCCGACTGGAAGAATGGACCATTTTCTATTTGGTATCCCAGGGGGCCGCCGGTTGTGAACATCTCACGATATTCTCCCATCACTCGCAGATTTCGGATATTCGGGAAGCGCTGGCCGTACATTTCCGCTTGTAGTTTCCCGCCCGCAGCCCACTCCTCAGCCATAAATGCTACCGGATCTCCGTATTCGATATAGCTGCTGCCCTCGCTATCCTTTTGGGGGATCGCTCCTCGGTGATAATACTTCCGCAGCCTGCTCCGTTTTTGCCTCATAGACTTTACCTCCCACCCGGGCCAACCGGAACCGGTCCAGGACATCGTATACCTGTTTTGGTGCGTCCTCAAAACTGTACGATTCTCCGGCGGCGCTGCGGCTGCTCTCGCCCTCTGTCCCCATCCGGTTCAGTGCAATCACAGCCAGGTCCCGTACCGTCTTTTCCATACCGGTCACGATTTGGGACCGGCCGGTGTAGGCCAGCACAAATTCCGTCGCGTCCTCCAACAGCAGGGAGAGCAACTTGTCATCGCTCTCCCCGGTCAACAATTTCAGCTTTTCGACATCTGTCAATCAGATCACATCCTTTAAGACAGCCAAAAGCTCCGATTTGGTCAAGCTTTTTGCTCCTTCAATGCCGTTTTTCTCTGCCAGCTCCCTAAGCTCATCAACTTTCTTCTTCCCAAGCTCAACCGTCTGGTTTGATACACGCACTCCATCCGCTTCAAAATCAACAGCCCTAAACCCCTGGCGTTTGAGCTTTTCAACCTGGTTCTCACTGTCAACAATCCGCTCTACATTATCCCTTATTAACCTCATCAGTTATCCTCACCCCTATGCCGACAGCTCGGCATCCTTGATATTCAAGTAGATACTGTCCAACTTATTATCCAGTACCCAAATATCATGAAATCGACGGTAATCCATCTGCCAGGCATTTAACTTCTGATTGATTGTAGGGTCAAAGATACGCATGATATCCTGTTTAGTTACAGCAATCGGAGTAGTACGCGGGCAGATAAAGAAGTTGATATCCTTTGCCGTGGTTCCTTTTACATATCCACCCTCCTTCTGGCCCTCAGTCTTGCCATCATAAAGCGTAATTGCGGTGTACATACGGTTGGACGGAGTGGAAAGAATCGGCACATCATCCACAGCCGGAACTGCGGTATTGATTCCACCCTTTGAAAATGTAGTATTCTTAATCTTTCCGGACAGTTCAAACTCCAACTCCATAATCATGTCCGGCGTGGCGTGGATCACCAGCGGCCCATTATACAGTTCGCGGATAGCCTTGATACCTTCTTTCAATTTCCGAAGGGCCGAAGTACCCGTAGCTCCCGGCGTATAGCCATAAGAAACCATACCCGCCTTTTTTGCCGCTATGGTTTCCGTGGCAATTTTGCTAATACGGTAGGCGTCAATCTCGGGTACCACAAACGCACGCTGAAATTCTCCCATAACGGCCGCCGCCGTGGTTACAAAATTGTTCTCGTTGATGTCGATAGGGTCAAGTTGGAATTTACGGCCTCTATCCTGGGTCATCTTCCTGGTCTCATACTCCAGGGTGACGCCGCCCTGCTGGTAGCCATTGTCCCGGTCGTAATCCCCGAGGCCCTGGACGCTCATCTTCGGGATTTTCACTTCGGAACCTCCGTTATAGATCACCTGTCCGGCGTTGGCGTCCATCCAGCCGGTAACAGCCTCACGGACGGCTACCTTGTCCAGAGTGTTCTGGAATAATGTTGCAGTTGCTAATGTATTAATTGCCATAATCGTTTCTCATCCTTTCTTAGATTCCCATCATCAAAGATTCTACCTGTTTTGCCAGGTCATCCTCTTCGCCTGACGGTGCTTTTTTCGGCGGCGTGCCGCCTTTCAGTTTCTCTTCCACGGCAGCTTTTACCGCTTCCTGGAAGGCTTTCTCGACTGCTTCAATGGATTTACTACAAGAGTCAGCATCGGCATAGTTTAATACCTCGGCAAGACCAGCAGGCAGTTTCTTTTCTGCCAGGGTATTTTTCGCCTCAGCCATCAGTTCCCGGCGGGTAATCGCCGCTTCCCTGTCTTTGAGTTTCTTTTCCTGCTTCTGCCGCAGGTAATCGGCCTTTTCCTCCTTGTTCATCTTCGCCAGCTTTTCCGCTTCGGAGAGTTTATCATCGGTTAGGGCCTGCCACTTCTCCTGCTCCTTTGTAAGGGCCGTATTAATGGCTTTCTGCACCCGGCGGTCAAATTCCGCCTGGTGGCCGCTTTTTAAGAGATCATCAAACGATGGGGGATTTTCCTTCCCGCCTTTTCCTCCGAGCGCTCCCGGCTCTCCACCTGCTCCGCCTTCGTCTCCGGTTCCACCGCCACTTCCTCCATCGGCCCCGGCGCCGTCTCCTTCTGCGAAGAACTGTAACAGCATGGGAAGATAATCTCCCCGGTAAAATTTCTTTCTCATGATTCTACCCTTTCCGCCCCAGCCCGTTCAACGCCCAGGCCGTTGCTGTAGATTACCCTCATTTCGGAGCATATTTTTTGTACCATTGTTCATAAGTCATATCGGCCGGCACAGTGTAGGTTTTCCCGGTGTCCGGGTCCCTGGCCCGCCGTTTCATCTGGGCCAGTTCCGCCGGGGAAATATCGCATATCGTTGTGGATCTGCACCACGGGTGCATGGGCGGGCAATTCTTCCCCGGTTCCTGCTTGGATACCGGAAAGCGCTTCCCGTCCAGTTCCCGGCACACCTCCGATGTGCGCAGGTCCAGCGTCGCCACATAGATGTATGTTTCGATTCCTGCGGCCTCGTAGCTCTGCATTTCCATCTGATTCGCCAGGTAGCAAGATTCAGTTCTGACCAGCCGACGAGCATTACTGGCTCCCTGACCGAACTTATTGGCAATCGCCTCCGCGACTTCGCGCTCTGTTCGTCCGGTGACAAGGTTGATCAGCAGATCCTCTTTCAAGCCTTGGGCCAGTGCTTGCGTATTATTCCAGATCCGGTTACTGTAGTTGGTTCCTGACCACTTACTGTGCATCACTCGGTCGATCAGCTCCCGGTCTACACCCGTAAAATCGAACGCCACGCCCGCTCGCTGCTGAATGTCGAACATGGACTTGCAATAAGCCTCCCGCCCCAAATCCACGTAATGCGTGGCGTTTCTGGCCTTTTCCTGTCCGTATATCGTGACCATGGTCCGGTCAAGCTCGTTCTGTAGCTGTTTCAGCCGTTCCAGCCGCGCTTGGTACGCCGGTGCCTCCAGCTCTGCCAGCAGATCCGCGTGCACCTGCCGATCCTTGGTTGCATCCAGTACCATTTTCAGATCATCCAGCGATCCTCGATCCTGTAGCATATTCAGGAGTCGATAGGCGTCAGCTACGGACAAGCCATGCTTCGCCAAGAACTTCTCAAAAATCTCATTCGATTGGTGGGTAAGGTAGCCAGACGCCTTGTAGTATAACTGCGCAATCTCGTCCGCCGTGTCCTCCGCAGATTGCATATACTCAAACATTCGCTGCGCTTTCCGGCGTTCCCAGTATGTGGCGCTACTCATCTACCTCACCCGATTCTGTGTTATGCTCATTATCTGGTGGTGGGCTGTTGCTTCCCAGCCCAAACATGGCCTGCTGCTGTTTCGCGGCCTCCTCGGCCTCCTTTTCCACCGCTGCCACCTCGTCCTCAACGTTATCCACAAACGGGACCTGCGACAGCAGCGTCTTTTTGCTGACCTTGCCCCAGAGATTTGCAACAATCTGGCTAATCTCCAGTAGGTTCTTCGGCATAGCACGCGTAAGCGTTGGTGTGATACCGGACACATTGATATTTACAGACCGGCTCTTAGACAGCCATCCGCTAAATAATCGCAGTCGTTTCCGCAGGCCTTTTTTGTAATACCTGGTTTTGATTTTGGTGATGTTCTCCATTCCAAGCAGTTTGAACTCCATAGCCACCCCGGAAACATTCCCACCAAAAGCCTCGTCTGTCATGCATGGAATATGGCTAAACTTATGTATATCCTGTTCTATGGCCTTCTTAAGCACCTCTATCCCCTGCTCATCAAAGGTACGGGTAAGATACTCCGCCTTGGAGTCCTTTGGCAGTTCCAGTAACTTATCCTCCTTGACCTTTTCCTTGGCTGTCTTACCATTCTCGTCCTCAGCATCCGGATCTCCCAACATGGCACCATAGATGGCAAGGATGGCGTCAATAAACTGCTCCTTGTCGGTGATGCGGTCGCTCATTAGCGCATTGTATGCGTCGATCAGCGGTATCTGCAATTCAAAATCACCAATCGACAACTTATTATTCAGGTATTCGACCACCGGTATCTCGTCAAAATAGTGCGGCACCGGTTCTTCCAGTAAAGCCTGCGGGCCGTCAATATTTTCGATATTCAGCACCCATTTATAATGCTGTGTCAATACAGTGGCCACATAGACAGTCTGCGCCTTGTCTGAATCATCCTTCCTGGCATAATAGTAGACCGCAAATAGTTCCCGTTGCTCTATGGTATCATCGTACACCATGAAGGTATTCTCCGGAGACAGGTTCTTGATCGTTAAGTATGTCTCGCCCTCTACAGGGTAGATATACTCATAGCAACGGCCATACACAGATAAATCCAAGCCGTTGTCCCCATCCGCCTCATCCGCCCCGGCAGCCTCAAATGCTACCATCAGGTCCGTGATATCATCATCACTATTATAGTTAATCGGGTTCCCGATAAAATAGGCGCTTGCCGTGTCACTAATATCCTTCGCATGATTGCATACCAGCTTGTTCTTGCGGTCCTCTGTCAATATCTTGTGCTGTCCCTCATAATATTTCATAAGTTTTTTCAGCCGCCGTGCCTCGCGCATATGCTTTGATATCAGTGTTCGGATGGCCTGCTTGTCCGGATCCTGCTCATCCCACGAGTCTCGCGGCATTGTGTATACATACATGTCATCACCTCCTTAATATAAACCGTAAGCGGATTTTTTTCTTACTTTCGCCTTCCGTCTGGTCATTACATTCTCCAAAGCATATCGTACAGCGTCTATGGTATGATTATCTTTGTCTGGATAACTTCCTTTGAAATTTCCACTTTTATCCCTCTCCAGCTCGTAACCAGTGAATTCCCTGGCAGCATTTGGACAACGCTTTTGGTCAATCACAATCTCTTCTACCTCGTCCGACAAAAATTCCATTCCGAAGTCAACTGAACCAGGCCCCTTTTTAGCCCCCTCCACTCTCAACCCCAATTCATTCAGAGCATCGATGGATCTCGGGTCCTCGCTGTCAGCAGTTATCATACAGTTTAGAGGGTTAAATACTTTGATTTTGGAAGCCAGCTTGGTGTTCCCCAGCCTAACCCCATACACCTCTCCAAACAAAAATAGACGCTTCCGCGTCCTGTCATAATACATCTTTTCATATGCTGCTGGGTCCGCCCCAAAGCCAAAATCTAGCCCTTGGTAAATCCGATCAAATCGAGCCATCTCTTCTTCTGTGATTGCCCTTACCGTCACATTCTCAAATACCTGGCCACCGGTTCCTGTAGCAATTCCCAAATATTCATGCTCATATGCTTTTGGCTTTGTTTCTTTAAGTGATTCGGCTTCGATGATAAATTGTTCACCAAGCCAATCTTCTGGGACCGTGCGGTAATCACTATGGTGCACTATCGTATCATCCCGGCTCTGGAGTACATCCTGGTTTACCCAACTGTTCATACTCTTGGGAGGATTCCAACTGTAGAAAACACAATACTCAGAGCCTCCTCGCATTAGAGATTGGAGTATTGTGCGTTCCTCCTCTTCCCCGTCAAACTCTGCCCTTTCCTCAAACCAGATATATTTGAAATATCCATTCTTAATTTTCACGGACTTGGTTTTTTGTGGATCATCAGCTCCGCGGAAAATGATACGGTTACCAAACGGTATATATGTGAGGCCCAATGGGGATAGTCTCACCTTCCATTTGTCCGCTATACCCAGCACATCTATTGCCCAACGTAACTGTTCAAATACGGACTCCTCCAAGAAACGCCCAACCTTACGCATAGCAATCGAATTTGCCATCGGGTCCTGCATCATACCCAAAATAATTTCCAAACTAATAAACGAGGACTTCGTGGAACCTCGCCCCCCTGCAAGCTTATAGTGTGTATGTTTATGCTCGTTGATATCCCAGTGCAAACCATAAAACGATGGAGCAATCAACGATGTGAGTTTAACTTGTGTCTGGTCTTGGGATGTCATTGATTATCGTCACCCCTCCCATCTGTCCACTATGCTCAATATCCTGTTTGTCCCTCCAACGTTCCGGCCTCCGATTCTTCAACCAAAAAATTTGCGCTGTAGTATCTGGAACAACCTCTTTCGTTGTAACCGTCACTCTTTTCCCGTCCGCAGTTTTTTCTTCTTTGATTTCCTTATAACTGTATCCTAATGCCCGTTTGAGGAGGGCGTTTTCTACTTGGATATCCACAACCTCTTTTCCCTTTTTTAGGGACTCCGAAATCTCAGAGTAATTCTTTTTCCACTCATATAATGTAGATGGAGTAATCCCCATATTCTTGGCTATCTGCTCATCTATCAGGCCATCCCGCGCCCATGCCTCCAACTTCAGCAAGCCTTCAGGCGTCAACCAGTATTCGTATTTTCCTTTTGCCATTAGACTCACCTTCTATCTTATCTTGGTCTACCCTCCGTAGAAGGAGGTCCGCCGGTCTTGGTTTCACCCGGCGGTTTTGAAAAATGGGTAAACAAAAGGACCTCCGTGTGGAAGTCCTCTATTAACGAGTAGCGGGAGGTGGATTTGAACCACCGACCTTCGGGGAATGAACCCGACGAGCTGCCTTACTGCTCTATCCCGCAACAATACCGGGTCCTCCCCGGTATGCTCCGGTTTTAATCCCCGTCCGTGGGGCCCTAAAACTCGGAAAACGTCTGGCCGGATACCTTGGACCGGTTGGTATCCCCGGGAGCTGCACTCTGTCCGATTTATGAAGCTATGAAGAGGCAGGAGAACGTCAGCTTCTAATCGGTCACCGGGCTGTTACACCCGACAACCGCTTCTTATGGGGAATTGGGGTCGGCCTCCGGGCTGAACCCTTTGGCCTAATTATATTCTACAACGACTTTATCGACTTTATCGACCTTTTTACATTCCGCACTTTTTTAGGTGATCATCTCGAATATGTAACCGGGGATAGTCCGGGCTGTCAGAATACCCCGTCTTGACCGCTATCTTGTCCCACCCCATAACATCCCGGTAGAACATGCGAAACACGCACCGTGTCTGACCATCCTCGATCTCCTCGATCCACTTCTCCACTGCCTTGGAAACATCCTTCTTACGTTCAAGCGCCTTCTCGCGGCGCTCATACTGTTCCCAATCAAACCCCACCACGCTCTGGGGCCTGGGGAACCCGTCTCGGTAGTCAAAGATAGTGCTATTCCCGAACCCGTTGTCCCCTTCTCTCATCTCCCGCAGCTCCATCTCCAAAATTGGAATGGTCCGCTTCTTCCTCATGTCCCGGTACTCGTCCAGCAGTTTCCGGGTTATCTTAATCTCTTTCACCTTGTCCTCCTTACCCTGTTACAAATTTCCGATGCGCTTCCCGCGCCTTGTTTCTGTTGTAGTTGCCGTAATTATCCTTGGTGGTATTCAAATTCTTGTGACCCGCCAAATCCGCTACCAAGGTCAGCGGCACGTCCTTCTCCAATAGCTCCGTGACGAATTGGCGCCGCCACTTGTGCGGGTTGATGGCTATTCCGGCCAGACGATCATCCATGTCGCGTATCTCCCGCAGAATCAACCTTACTGCGTCGTCCGTCAATCGGTTGAACGGCTTTCGGATTCCTACGAACAATGCAGGGTTGTTGTCTGTACGGCTTTCCAGATAATCCCGCAGGTGCACAGCGGCGTCACCTGAAAAGTATACCGGGCGCTCCTTGCGTCCCTTGCCATAGACAATACACTGCCTGTCCTGGAAATCAATGTCTGAACGATCCAGCGCCACCATCTCGGATATCCTGACGCCCGTCCGATGGAGAAAGTCCACGATGGCAATACTACGGGGTCCATACCGTACCGCCGCGTCCTTGATGATTGTAATGTGTTCGTCGGAAAATACCTCCTTGACGCGGTGCTCCACTTTGTTGTCCTTAATTCGCAACATGGGGTTACGGTCTATGTAGTCCTCCTCTGTGAGCCATGTAAATAGTCCCCGCAGCATACGAGTCTTATTATTGATCGTCACATCCTTGTTGTGTCTGACCAGCTTACAATGCGCCAGATATCCCCGAATGTCTCCCGTGGTAATGTCTGGGATCGCCTTTTTGAGTGTGTGGAAAAACGTCGTATACTCCTGGCGGTACGATTCCACCGTCATTTCAGTACACCCACGGATCACCATGGTTGCCAGATACAACCGCACCCATTCCGCGCTACAATCCACGTTGGTGGAAAGCGCTGTCTCCTCTACATACATCTGCATGTGGCTCAGGGTCATGTATAACACTGCCTTGGCCTCGTTCATGCGCTCCTGCTCGGTCTTGGCCTCCTCAGCGATTACCTGGGCCAGTCCATACATAATGTTGGTTACAACCTCGTCTACCCTTACCTGCTCTGCCATATTATAGCCCCTCCTTCTGGTAGTAATTTCCTGTTGCATTTCACCGTCTGGATGGTCTATAATATATCCAGACGTACTATTATAGCGGCGGGATCATCTTGGCGGGTGACCGCCGCTTTCCATTAAAATCGTACATACGTTCTCTGCTTTCGTTTTTATTTGCCGGGGTATTCCCCCGGCTTAAATTATGTAATCCTCCCGGCTGCCCGCAGAATCCGCAGCCGTTCACTGTCCCATGCCTCCGCCAACTCCTGGAGGCTCAATCCCGCGGAATCGTTAACCAGCACGAAGGTATAGCGTCCTCGGTATCTCCGGCAGTCTGCCGCGTACTCTCGTGGCACCTGCCGGCCGCAATGGAGCATTGTCTGTAACTCTGTGGCGGTGTATGTCCCCATATAGCGTCCCTGGTCAAACACCTTGTAGTATACTGGCCTCATCTGTGTGCCTCCTACACTAAGCTGATAAACTTTGAAATCGCATACACGCCAATGGTAAAACCTGCACCTAATAACACGGCAGTTACAAAATTCGCTCCACAAGTTTTTAAAAATTCTTTCATCTTATCCTCTCTTTCTCCTACCAACCCGGTGGACTCACCGCATTGGTTGCATGTTAATTATCATTGATTTTGTAGCATTTTAATTTTTGCCCCATGATGTTGTATTCAAAATTTACGGCAACGCCATCATGGTGCCACGCTCCAACTAAAAACGGTACTCCCGCCCATGTCCCTATGGTTTCGCATTTTACGATCCCATAGGATTCTATATCGGCACAGTATACAGGCTTTCCAGCCATCCCTTGTAATTCCTGCCGAGTAAGTGGCTCCTTATTCATTACGCCCTCATCATAGGACGATATAGCCGCCAGCGTCCCTAAGAAAAACCCAAGTATAAAAAGTATCAGCCTACTAACCCATATCCATGCCATGACTGTAATTCCCTCCATTCTCCTGGAAAGTGCTAATCTCCCAGGCCAATCCTGCGAAAACCATACCTCTCCGCAGGATCGACCTGGGGAATGTTAATTGTGTGGATTAAGGCTTCGTCCGCACTTTGGGCAAAAATCAACTGGCACTGATAAATCAGTGCAGGCATCATTGTCGTTCATATACAGCTCATATCCTGTTTTCATCCCGCTTTCTTTTATCCATGAAAGCTGAATTTCTCCAGTATAATCTAATGTTTTATCAAAAAGTTTTCCAAATTCCCTGCCACTATCATTTTTATAATAGGCAGTTTCACAATAATCACACACGTCCATGCCTCCTTTGCAATATGTTAATTTTGTGAAATAAACCCTCCTGTAAAAAAATCCATCTGCCCAGGCAAATCTACTCCATCCGGTACATTCTCCCACTCAACGCCGATGTAGTCCAGTACCCGGCCCCAGCCGAATTTCTCTCCAGTCTCCGGGTCCGTACAACAGCGGTACATCCAGAACTCCCATTCCTTTGGGTTCCTGACTCGCAACTGATCGAACCTATGAGGACGATTCTCCATGTGCACCCCAAAACCGCACATACTACAGCCCGTTCTTTTGGCTCCGGTGGTATACAGTGTTCCATCTGGCTTTCGTTCAATGGTTCCGTATATCTCCGGCACCGGTGCCTTCAGATCAAGCGCCAATTGCAAAAGGTCCTGTCTCAGAAATGGTGTGAACGGCGCGCTTCGGATAACCCCTTTCCCAAAATAATTGCAGCCGTGCTCCGTCAGGGCTTCCTCACGTTGTCCACCTTCGGACGCCATCAACCCCAGAAATGGACGACTATTATGCTCCTTTGCCCATCGGTCGCAGGGCTGCTCCTTCATGTACAGACAGCACTTATTCGACACTTTGAATGGGGCTATCTTATAATTCACCCCCTCGTTCGCGTTCTCGTAGCCCGCGAATAACTCCAGCCACTTCTGCGGCAACTTCATCCGACTGTTCTTCGCATAATGCCCCTGGGCCCCACACTCTCCGGTTATGATCGCATGACGAACGGTCTTGTTCTTGTCTGTGGGTTTCTGTAGTGTTTCAATCCTTCCAGCAACTTTCTTGGATATGACTGGGAATCCATATTCTTGCAAAATTTGTACCTTGGGCTTTCCCGGAGGAATAGGAATCACGTCAAGCTCTCTATGAATCTTCTGTATGCTCTTATCCTCCAGTGCTGATACCGATATGGCTGGCACATCAATACCTATATTCCGCAGGAACAGTAACAGCACAATGCTGTCCAGTCCTCCTACACTCACATGGGCGCTCAGTCCCATATCATCCAGTTTCTCAACATACTCTATGGCCCGCCGCTCTGCCCGCTTTACCTTCACCTCATACGGCAGTGCCTGCATAGCCATCATCTGGGCTTTCTTCTTTCGCTTCTCTGCCTTCCACTCTTCGGTGGCTAATTCTTTCTTTTCCATTTTTTAAAAGGTTCCGTGTACACTTTCCCGGCCGGGGAACGGCTCCTTTCTTAATTCTCAAAATGTTAATTTTCCCAATTCCAGAGCCCCTGCCTGCCTTTTGCCGGTATCGGCTCTGGCAGCAGCTTGACGTTCTCCAGCTTCCACGCATACCGGCCCA